CGCGAACGACACGACCTACCTCACGGTTGACTTTCGTGTCGTCGTGTATGCTTAGCCCATGGCAAAATATCAGGTAGTCGAAGGCTTCACCGTTCTAGATAAACAATATCCAGCCACTATTGATGGCAACGAAGTTGACCATCTAGACTCTCTACTGGCATCGGGTCGAATTGTTCTGGTGGCAGATAAATCAACTTCCAAGGCCGACAAGGCAGGAGATAAATAATCATGGCAAAGTTAGTTCTCACAAACTCAAACGTAGTTCTGAACGGCACCGATATCACATCAAGCGTTGCAGCAGTAACTCTGTCAACTTCGGCTGCCGAAGTACCAACAACAAACTTCGGTTCAGGTGGTGCAGTAACTCGCGTCTCAGGATTGATTGACAACTCGGTGACACTCTCGTTGCACAACGACTACAACGCCATCGACGGACTCATCATGCCATTGATCGGTTCGACCGCTGTCACGATGGTTGTGAAACCAGCAGGCACAGCCGCAGCAGGATCAGCAACACCGCATTACACCTTCTCTGTGCTTTGCACAGAGTTCAGCCCAGTCAACGGTGCTGTTGGCGAATTGAACACAGCCGACGTAACTTGGCCGATCAGCGGAACAATCACCAAATCAACAGGTGCATAATTCTTAACAAAACAATCAGGAGGTAAGAATGAAACTAGCAATGGAAATCACGCTCGATTCGGGCGTCAAAGAAAAAGTAACTGCACACTTCGCAGACTTCATCGCATTTGAAGGTGAGAAGAATCGTCCCATCACCAACCTGCAAAGCGAAGTCAAACTCAGCGATCTTGCTTGGCTTGCTTGGCATTCTTTGAAGCGACGCAACCAAGTAAAACTTACGTTCAATGAATGGGTTGAGACAGTCGAGTCATTGGAGGTCGCAAGCGATGATTCGCAGATCGTCCCTTTGGAGAGTCCTCAGCCCACTGGCTGATCGCATATTTATCCTGCGAAACGGGAATATCGCCGTCGTCGCTGTTGCAAGAATCGCCTAGGATGCTGTACACGATGGTCGGCTATCTGCGCTGGAAGAACATCAAATCAAATCCACCACAGAGGATCAAGTAATGGCATTTCCAGTACCAAGGAATCTCAAGTCAGCGTTCCCAAATCAGCCAGGCGACTTAGGTTCGACAGTTGGTCGTGCCGGATCTGTTTCATTCGCTGTTGAAATTGAAGGTTTGTATGAGATGCTTCGTGGCTTCTCCAAGGCAAGCCCATTCTTTAATGAAATGGTTCGAAAGGTGTCAACCGATTTGGCAGTTGACTTGCTGTCTGCGGTAAGAGTAGAAGCTGGTACTGTCAGTCGTTCCCGTCAAGCATTAGAGGTCACGCGAGGGTTGAAGGTTAGAAAAGACCGTGTTCCTTCAATCCGTTTGCAATCAAACATGCAATTCAAATCTAAATCAAGGTCGAATCGTAAGCGTGGTTTAGTGCAAGGTCCAGGTCTGACACGCAAAGTGACGATGGGTGATGTGTTCTTCGGTGCAGAGTTCGGTGGTGGTACCAAACCGAACACCAGACAGTTCTTGCGCCATCGAGGGCAGTCGGGCTACTTCTTCTGGCCGACCATCCGCAAGAAAAAGAACGAAATTGCCAAAAGATACCTTGACGGTCTTGAAGACGTGGTCAAAAAACTAGATATCGGCTGATACTTGCATTCGGCTCAGGATTCGCTATCCTGAATCTAGGAGGTTCTGCACAATGTTTGAAGTCGTCGGTTTCCCGTCCGTCAAATCCATCTATCCGAAAACCATTGCTACATCTTGGATGGACTTCGCCGCAATACTCGGCGACCATCAAGAACGTAAACAAAAGTCTGACGGCAAGTTGTACTCGCCAGTCACATATCGCGAGTACACAACCCGTGGCAATCGCAACGTGTCACATGTTTGGGCGTTAGTCGCCGACCTTGACGGCGAAGCATTCGAGCAAGCCGACCTCGGATCGTATATACACTTCGCCTACACAACCTGGTCACATCGCGAAGACAATCCACACTGGCATGTTGTCGTTCCGTTTGAGCAGGCTGTACCGGTACAGAACTGGGAAGAAGTCTGGTACGAGACACATGAGCGTCTCCGTCTCAAAGGCGATCCAGCAACCAAAGACCCTGCCCGTATTTTTTATCTGCCACAGCACGAGGCTGGTCAACCGTTTCGTACACATCATTCAGGCTGGCGGTTCCTCGATCCGACCATTACCGACATCGCAGCACCGACACGCACATTCTCTACACCGAGCATTCGTTCGACTGTGCAACGCACAAGCACAAAGAAAAACCGTCATGTCGCAGATCCTCGTTGGTGGGATGCACCAGTTGACTTGTCAAAATATGATGGCATGACACAGCAACAGATACATAGAAGCATTCAAGTTGAATGGGCTGACTTCAAGAAACGAGTAGGCATAAACTGAGTAGAATTGCTTCACCATGGCAGGTGAACGCACATTCGTCTTAAAATTTATCGGTGACGCAGGTAGTGCTGTCGCCGCGTTCAAAAAACTTCAAACCGAAGGCGAAAAGGCGACAGGTGCGCTAGGCACCCAATCCAAACAACTTGAAAGCATCTTCAAGCAAGTAAGCATCTCGGCCGCCGCAGGTTTCGCTTCCGGTGTCGCACTGATGACCAGTTCGGTCAACGCCGCAATACAAGCCCAAGCAGAACAAACTCGTCTTGCCACAGTACTCAGAACAACTGTTGGTGCTTCGGACGATCAGATTGCGTCTCTCAATTTGCAGGCAGAAGCATTGCAGAAGGTCGGTGTTGTATCAGCAGGAACAACATCAGTTGTCCAATCACAATTGGCGACATTTGATTTATCAGTCAACACAATCAGACAACTCACGCCCGCAATTTTGGACTATGTAACAGCAGAGAAGGGCGCGACTGCAAGTAGTGAAGAGTTCAAGTCTATGACCAATGGGCTTGCGCAAGCATTGCAAGGCAACTTTGCAAGCCTCACAAAGAGCGGTTTCGTATTAGATGCCAACACCAAGGAACTAATCAAGTCGGGTACAGAATCGCAACGCGCTGCGGCACTCGTCCAGGTACTGAATTCAACTTATGAAGGTTTCAATAAAACGCTTCGCGATACACCAGAAGGACAAATGCAGGCGTTGAAGAACAGTGTCAGCGATCTACAGCAATCATTCGGTCAATTATTGTTGCCGGCGTTGGCTGCGATTCTGCCACTGTTTCAAGCGTTGGCAGATTTGGCGCAGAAGCATTCGACAATCTTTGGCGCGCTTGTTATCACGTTCACGGCTGTCGCTGGTGCTGTGCTTTTGTATGCCGCCTATCTAAAACTTCTTCCGCTTCGAATCGCTGCGGTCGCAGCGGCACAAGCAATTTTGAACTTCTTGATGACAGCTAATCCGCTTGGGTTGATGATTGTGGCTGCTGGTGCTTTGGCGGCTGCGTTTATTTATTTGAACGGCAACATGGACAGAGTCGTCTCAACAACAATAGAGATGGTCAACGGGTTCAACAAACTTGTCAACCTTCTCTTGCCAGACATGCTTGAAATTCCGATGATGAATGTTGCGAAAGCGACAAAAGCAGTTGCTGATGAAAACTACCGATCAATACCTCTTGCCGAACAGATTGGCATCAAATATCTGGAGATCGCTGGTGCATGTCGAGAGATTCTTAATGTGCCAATCGCAAAACAGTTACAGACACAAACTGATCGGTTGACGCAGTTAGCGTTCTCGCTCGGCGTCACCAAAGTTACATATCGCGGATATATAACTGCAACAGGAGGAGCATCCAAAGCGGTTGAGACAGCCACCGAAAAGATGAAGAAGTACACGGATGCGCTCAATCAATCCGAGGTTGCATCCAAGTCTTATACTCGTTCACAGAGAGCAGTCAGAGACGCACAGAAGTCGCTAGATACGGCCAACACCGATCTTGCCTCAGCACAAGAACGATTTAATAAAGCGGTCGCAGGGTACGGTGCGGATTCGGATGAAGCTAAAAAAGCCCAAAAGGAATTGAGTAAAGCGCAACGCACAGTTGAAGAGTCGGGATATCGAGTTGAGGAATCTGTGTTCGCAGTTCGTGATGCCGAACTTAAACTTGCCGAACTTCGGGCCGATCCGACAACAAGCCCGCAAGCAATTCGTCAGGCAGAGATTGATTTGGCTCAAGCCAAAATTGCAGTCAAAGAAGCAACTGATGCACAGGAAGAAGCAACGAATGGTTTGTCTCAAGCACAATCAATTCTTAACGAAGCGGTCAATGGTGCTGTTGAAGGATCTAAAACATATAACGATCTATTGAAAGAAGTTGAAAAAGCCAAAGAGCGTCAAACTGATGCATCTGAAAGACATACTGATGCTATAGATGCGGAACGAGAAGCGTATGAGCGTCTTGCCGAGGCGATCAAGAATGCAACAAAAGCGGCGGAGAACGCCAATAAAACTACTGCATTGATTCCTAAATTGCCTGAAGAACCAACGCAGGTCGTGAGCAGAACGGCGACGCCGACTGGTAGCAACGGGAATCAGTACATCATCAACACTGGTATCGGCACGAATGGTGTTGAGGCTGGTCGTCAGATTGTTGAGGTGTTGCAGCAATATAGTCGGATCGCTGGTGGGAACTTCCTAGAGTTCGCGGTTGCGTAATTATGCCTAAGACACTGAAGTGGGGTCAAGAGTATTCGGTTCTGTTGGATGTCGGTGCGGTCGCTGACGCATTCACGCTTGACTCGTCAACGCTTGACGGCACAGACACGCTTGACGGCTCAACAGATTTCGTGGACGCAACCGAATATATTCTCGCTGTGTCGGTTCAGCGTGGCCGTGGCGCACAAACAGAACAATTCCAACCAGGCACCTGTCGTATCTTGGCTGACGACCGCGCATCAGGCAGACTCTTCGACCCAGCGAACACCGCTTCGACTTGGTATGCGGGCGACTTCGATCTTGCTCCGAGACGTGCGGTGAAGGTTCTTGCCGGCACAGCCGAACTGTTCGTCGGTGCAATCACCGACCTCGACATCACCTACGAGATGCCGAACCTGTCGTTCGCGTCCATCATCGCGGCTGACGGTCTATACGAGTTAAGCCGAACAAGCCTCACCGCATTTACTCCATCATCACAACTAACTTCGGCGCGAGTGTCAGCGATCTTGGATCGAGCCGAGGTTGCCTACTCGACGGCGTTGCGTGACATCGCCACAGGTGTCGCAACATGTGGAACCGTCGCCTATGCGGACAACACGAATACGTTGACTGCGTTACAGGCGGTCGCAGTCGCAGAAGATGGTCGACTGTTTGCGAACCGCAAGAACCAGATCGTGTTCGATCCGAGAATAAACTTCACATTCTCTACCGCGATCGCATCGTTCGGTGGTACAGCGACCAGCGAGATACCGATCTTGTCGATCGGTGTCGCATACGGTCAAGAAACTTTGTTCAACCGTGTGCAAGTGGATGTGGATGGTGGCACCGCAGCACAAGTCGCAGCCGACTCGACAAGCCAAGGCAAGTAT